GATACAAATCTATTAATCTTTCATTCTTTATACAAAATTTGCCATAATTTGCACTTAATATATCTTCATTAACTGTAATAAAAAATTTATTATTTTTATTAATTTTATCAGTTGTATCAGGTGCATCAATTGTATCAATTCCATTTAAACTTTTTAAATAAAATGAATCCAAAAATGGTAAATAAACCGTTCGAATATCCCCAACATAATGGGATACTATTGATAATTTTTTTTTTCTTCCTACAATTATAACTGTTGAACACACTTTATCTAACAAATTTGCTAATTCATATGAAGCATTTCCTCCTCCAATTATCATAACTGTTTTATTTTTATATTGTTGTATATTTTTAATAAATTCATTTTTGTTTAAATCAGCATAATGTTTAATATAACGTTGTTTGGGAGTAGTAAAATTATTAGGGTAAATTGGTTTAGATAACCCACTAGCCATTATCAATTTTTTACATTTATATGTATTTATTTCAGTAACAATCTCATATGTATAATCTAATATATTTATTTTGTTGATAACATTTACACTTTCATTAAAATTAATTTTTATATTAAATTTTTTAGCAAATTCATTTAAATAATTATATAAGTGTTGAGCTTCTGGATAAAGTTCATCAGTTATATCTGTAAATAAAAATTGTTCATCGTTTAATAAAGAATTCCAGTCGTGTCTTAAATTAAAATCTGGGTTCGTTTCACCTGTATATTTTTTATTAAGAGATATCAATTTATTGCTAACAGGATATTTATTAAAAAATTCTCCACAAGACTGATTTTTTTCTAAAATTAAATAATTAATGTTATTTTTTTCAAAATAATATGCTAATTGTAACCCTGCAGGACCAGCCCCTACTATAATATTGTCATATTCCATATATTGTATATATGAATTATGTCTTTATATTATTATCTTAATTAAAATAAGTAATTAAATATATAGTATTATATTATAAAAATGCCAGGTGGATATATGAATCTTGTTTCAACAGGACAACAAAATATAGTTCTTAATGGAAATCCAGAAAAAACATTTTTTACTTCTACTTATCGTCAATATACTAATTTTGGGTTGCAGAAATTTAGACTTGATTATGAAGGTAGCAAAACATTACGACTTAGTGAAGAATCCACATTTACCTTTAAAGTCAAGCGTTATGCGGATTTATTAATGGATTGTTATTTATCAGTAGCTTTACCAGATATATGGAGCCCAATATTTCCACCACAACAAGTTACCGAAGAAACAAACGCACAAGGTCTTGGAAATGTTGAACAATGGGCCCCTTATGAATTTAAATGGATTGAAAATATTGGTGCCAAAATGATTTCAAAAATTAGCATTACTTGTGGTAATTATACATTACAAGAATATTCAGGGAATTATTTATTAGCCGCAGTACAACGGGATTTTAGTGGTCAAAAAAAAGAACTATTTAATAGGATGATAGGCCAAGTTCCTGAATTGGTAGACCCAGCAAATGCGAATTCTCGTATCAATTCTTATCCAAATGCTTATTATACTGACGATTTAGCAGGTCCAGAACCATCTATTAAAGGAAGGATTTTATATATACCACTAAATAATTGGTTCAGTTTAAAATCACAAATGGCCTTTCCATTAACGTCTTTACAATATAATGAATTACATATTAATGTTACATTTAGACCAATAAATCAATTATTTACAATTCGTGACGTATATGATGCAACTAATAATTATCCTTATATTGCCCCAAATTTTAATGTATGGTATATGCAATTTTATCGTTTTTTACAACCACCCCCAGATGTATCCATTGATATAAATTCATATTCAGACCAAAGAACATTATGGAATACAGATGTGCATTTAAATTGTACATATTGCTTTTTATCAAATGAAGAACAAACCAAATTTGCATTACAAGAACAAACATATTTAATAAAACAAGTTCATGAGAGAATTTTTCCAAATGTAACTGGTCCAAATAAAGTAGAATTAGATTCATTAGGTATGGTTTCTAATTGGCTATTTTATTTTCAAAGAAGTGACGCGAATTTACGAAACGAATGGTCAAATTATACAAATTGGCCATATAATTATTTACCTTTAAATGTTATACAAGCACCTACAACAGGGTCTTATATTGTTTATAGAACAACTAGTAGTGGATTAACACCCGTAGAAATAGGTCCTGGTGTTAATCCTGATGGAACATTAACAGGTCTAGTAATTAACCAACCATATAATCCTCAAAATAATAAATTAATATTAGTAGCAATGGGAATTCTTCTTGATGGTTCTTACAGGGAAAATATTCAACCCGCTGGTGTATATGATTTTATTGAAAAATATACAAGAACGACAGGTAATGCTCCACCAGGATTATATTGTTATAATTTTTCTATTCATTCAAATAATGATAATTTGCAACCATCAGGTGCAATGAATATGAGTAGGTTCAATCAAATAGAATTAGAATTTACGACAATTATTCCGCCGTTGGATCCTTTGGCTCAAAGTTTAACTATATGCGACCCTGAAACAGGGGCAATTATAGGCATAAATAAACCCACATGGAGAATTTATGACTATAATTTTGATTTATATTTATTTGAAGAACGCATTAATATGGTTAATTTTATTGGTGGAAATGTTGGATTAATGTATGCTACATAATTATTTTCATAACCACCCTTTTTACATTTATTGTTATTATAAGGGCAATATATTTGTAAAACTTCAATATTATTTATATTATTATACTTACATTTACACCCTTGAAGATTTAATATTGAAATGCTTTTAGACCCTTAAAGATATAAAATAACACCTTAATATTTTTTTGTTTTTCTAGATTTTCTATGTTTTACATATTTTTTAAATGTTTTTTTATGCATATTTTTACCCCCATACAATGCTCCATCATTTTCCAGTTCTTCTTCTGAAACACCATCATTTAAAGATTCATTATGCAATTTTTCTATTTTTGATTTAGAACCTATGCCTATATCACACATAACACCAACAATTACTTTATTTCCATTAAAAGCCCTAATTTTTCCTAGTCTTCTGTACGACGCGGGTCTTTTCGTGTCTTTCATAAATATAACATCACCAACTATCATATCTAGTTCAATTTTATATTGTTCAGCACAAACACAAAGATATTGTGTAGAATATACCTTTAAAATTTTAAATAAAAGTAAATTGTCTATCCAAATATTTTTTGACATATATATTATATATATATTTTTCTCGCTTTACTTATTTTTTTAATTAGTTTATCCATAATTTTTTTTAATTGTCTAGCATCATTCATTAAATTTATATATTTTTATGTCTTTCTTGTCTTTCTTTATGTCTTTTTTTCATCATCTGTTAAACTATCTAAATTAATCAAACTATCTACCCATATAAGTTGTTGTACTGGATGATTAAAATGCAAATTCATAATATATATATTTAATATATTATTTCAGAAAAATATAGAAATACTTCAAAGGTGTAAATACTTATAATTATACTAATTTTGTAAAGACGAATTAGAAGCAGGAGGAGTTGTCTCATAGAATTGACCAGTTGCCGAAATAGACATTGGGTATTTTGGTTCGAAATTAGGCAACTTACCTTGACTTGCAATTGGTATTGCATTTGACACACCTTGACTATATTTATCTGCGGATTCTCTTTTTTTATTATATAATTCTAATCCTTTATTAAAAGACTCTGTCCATAAATCTAACCCTTGATATGGTCTTTTTATTTGAGCATCTTTTGAATCAGGATATATTTGAGCAAAATCAGCGTTATGATTATTATAACCAGTTGTTAAAGGGCTATATTGTAATCCTTGTTGACTTAATTTACCACCAGCGTCGTAAGGTGGAACTTCTTTTGTGACACATTCATTCTGTTGTTTTGGTCCAGGATTACAACCATGACAATCTATATCTGAGGTACATTGCTCTCCTGTTAATAAACACGTTGCTTTTGGACCACAGAAATTCTTACAACTAACAGGATCGTTTATTGGTAAATTAACAGTATGACTATATAAAGGCGAATTTATATCATTATAATTTATTACGGCATCTTTTGGATATGGAATTACTTTTTGTGAATATTGTTCAAAATCGGTTAGGCCTTCTACTATTTTTAAACGGTTACATGATAAAGAACCATATTTTATTACTATCCAAAATAAAAATAAACTAACAAATGTATAAAGTATTGTATATTTATAATTTAATATCATATATACAATTTAGATTTTATTTATGTATATTTTATAAATCTAAATTGTATAAATTTTTATATATATTTATTATAACTAATGTCGACCACAGAAGAAACAAATACAATTGATGAAAAAAAAGCAGAAGAATCAGGAACTTCAACAACTTCTATTGATTTTAAAGGGTTTATCTCTAATTATTTATCAAGTATTATATTTACTATAGGAATATCTATATTTGTTATTGGTGGCCTTGGTTTATATACAACTAAAGTAGCCCAATCAAATATTCTTCCAGATAATATAGAACAAGCTCCATATACAATAATAGATCGTGTTGTTGAAAATATACCCGTTGATATAAATATTATACGACCCACCTTTTGGTCTGAAAATAAAGACACTTTTTCACAAAAAGCGGTATTTAATTCACAAGAGTATTTAGATAGTTTTAGTAATAGTTTTTTATGCTCTTTAAAATCCAAAGCGGACCCAAAAAGTGGTTCAAACGCAGCGTTGTTTTTTTCACGCGTATATGATAATTTAGTAGCTAAAAATTTATTAGCAATTAACACTATCTTTTTATACTTAAGTTATTTTCCTGAATCGATAATTATGCTTTTATATGGGTTCTTTGGTATATTTATTTGGTTTGGATTATATTTATTTAATATGTGTATTAGTATTTTTTATCATTTTATAAATATACCTGAATTATTTAGAGCGTCTTCAAATATTAGTGATAATAATACAGATGCATTTGAATGGGAGTCTGACGATAATATTTCTTATATTCGATTACTTAAATTGTTATTTTTCTTTTTTATTTGGTTTCCAATTGGTCTAATTTCAACATTTGTAATGCCTACATTTTTTACTATTTATGGTTTGATTTCTCCATTATTTGCTACATATAATATTAATAAAACAAGAAAAACCTATAGTGTATATGATTTTATTATAGATACATTTGCATATAAAAAGTTATTCTTTTTTATCCTTGCTACTGTTAGTTTATTTACAAATGGAATCAAATATCTTGGTAATAATTCTGTTATTGGAATAATAGTGGCAGTTATGTTTGCTTATTTTATGGGGTTATATAATAATGAAATGCCTGATATTAATATAGACGGGTTTACATCAAAAATAAGAGAAAATATTAAACAAGCAAAAATTGCTCCTATTGATGAGACAAAGTTAGTAGAAATATGTAATCAAATAGTTATAGATGATGATAAAATTAAAAAAATAATTGCGAATGGGACATTCAGGAAACTAACAAAACCAACTGGCATTGGCGGTGACCGAGTTTCTAATAATGCTCCTCCACCTGTTTCAACAAACCCTCCTATTTTAACAAACCCTTTTGCTCCTACTGTTTCTAATAATGCTCCTACTGTTTCTAATAATGCTCCTCCTGTTTCAACAAACCCTTTTGCTCCTCCTGTTTCTAATAATGCTCCTCCTGTTTCAACAAACCCTTTTGCTCCTCCTGTTTCTAATAATGCTCCTCCTGTTTCTAATAATGCTCCTCCTGTTTCAACAAACCCTTTTGCTCCTCCTACAGAACAACAAATGGGTGGAAAAAAACATAAAACAAAGAAATATAATATTAGATTAGTTTGATAAACTATTTAAAAATAAATAAAGATTTTAATTTAGATTATGGGAAATAATAAAAAGAATAAAAAGAAAAACAATCCGTTTCCATTTGTTAGTTTATGTACCCCTACATTTAATCGTAGACCATTTATTCCATATATGATTAAATGTTTTGAACACCAAACTTATCCAAAAGATAGGATTGAATGGATAATTATTGACGATGGAACGGACCCCATCGGTGATTTAGTGAAACATATTCCACAAGTAAAATACTTTTATTACGAAGAAAAGATGCTTTTAGGTAAAAAACGCAATTTAATGCATAGCAAATGCTCTGGAGATATTATTATTTATATGGACGACGATGATTATTATCCTCCAGAAAGAATTTCACACGCAGTTGAAACACTAAAAAATAATCCAACTTTTTTAATCGCTGGGTTGTCTGAAATGCATATATATTTTGATTCTAGAAATGCGGTTTATCAGTGTGGTCCTTATAAACCATATCATTCAACAGCGGCTACATTTGCGTTTAAAAAGGAGTTGCTTTTACAAACAAAATATGATGATGAAATTGCCCTTGCAGAAGAGAATAAATTTACAAAAGGTTATACCATTCCATTAATTCAATTGGATACATTAAAAACAATATTAGTGTTTTCGCATAAACATAATTCGTTAAATAAAGAGACATTATTAGAAAATCCCCAACATACAAAAACAATTCCGTCTCGTTTTACAGTAGATGATTTTATTAAAGACCCTATTTTAAAACAGTTTTATATGTATGATATGAATACAGTATTAGAAGAGTACGAACCTGGGAAACTGAAATATAAGCCAAAGTTATTAGA